CCAAGAAGAAGTCTAAACGAGATCTCTTCGCTAACGATTTAAATTCACATGAAAATTTCCATGCGGCCATCTCCCGGGCGCTCTTCTTCCTGTCCTCTCTCGTTAATGAGCTTGGCTTGACAAACACGCAACGATCTTTCGGCACTACCACATTGTGGTCGGGACCAAGGAAAGGCACGTCGTAAGTCAATGGACTCATTAAGAGCGAAAACTTTCTAGTAATTCTCCACGCCAAATCGCCTCGAAAACCAAGTTCCAAAGTAGTCAAGCGCTGGTTCTTTAATGTCCCTAAGTGCCATTTAAAGAACTCAACTCCTGCTCTGTAACGTTGATTCCCGTGAATTCCGACGAGAAAACTTTCGAAAGTTTCCGACAACGAAGTAACGTCCTCACACTCTCTAAGCATACCGAATCTAAGGGTCTGGCGAACGACGTAGCGACCGTGCTTGCGCACTATCAACGTCGAATTCAAAGTCCCATATGATTCGGATACACTCGTTTTTGTCTCTTCGACTTCAAGCCCTAGATGTTTGACTGTGTCCATCCACTCCCTTGAGAACTCGGGTGAGGATTGGAACAGAATATCATCGCCATTGATCAAGCAAGGCTTATCTTCACCACCCGCCCATGCAAACGCAATATAATTTTGTAAGCATAAGAGCGGGAAACTTAGATAAGACCCCATCATTTGGCCTCTGGTAGGCGTGAAATCAATCCCATGTTCAAGCGAAAACAAATTAGGCCTCAATATACCAATCGCGGCCTTCTTGACAGACTCCGGCACAGAGACCGCAGTTGAAAGAAGGCTTTGAAGTATAACCTCGGCAACCTCTAGGGAAAGGTTGTCGGTGGCCGACTTATAATCGCCTGACGTGAGAAATTCTCCTTCTATTCTTCTAAAACCTGCATTACGCAATCCTTCAGTCGTGACATCGCCACGGTTTAACCATTTCTCTCTCGATATTTTGTCGTAGACCGCCTTGTGAAGAGGCCGTAGACAAAGTGTATCAGGAGAGAACTTAGTTAAAGCACGTGGCTTGCCAGCAGACTGAACGACGATCATCTTGGCAGACCGATCAAGACTAAAATCAGGCCCCATAAGGCAAGCCTCGATGAAGTCTGAATAATCAAAATCGGACGCAAGACATCCGCCTTCAGATCGCGAATGTTCAGTAGTAGAAGATAGAGGAGGAGAGGTGGTGAGTACGTGATCTTCGTAAAGGCCGCGGTCCCAGCCACGTCGAAAAATTCTAAGAGCTAATCGACGGGCGAACTGCAAGTAACCTTTGGGAAGAGCGCGTGCCGGGGATGACAACTTGGAGTGAAGGTCTGAAAGCATATTACGCTCCTGACAACGGCAAGAAGCCGGCAGGAGTTTCTTTATGCTTTGCCAAGCCATCACTTCAACTTGGTCATTGGAAGGGCAATCCGATATAATCCCCTTGATCTTCTTAGCGTAATCCTGACACCATCTAACTGGTGCAAGATCATACTGAAGAGGGTCTTTCTCGAAAATGCGCTCCCACGACTTGATGGCCTCATGTACTGTTCTCATAGTACGAGCCTGATAGTCGCGGCATTGTCGCGCAGCGGGTTGTTGTTCTGAAGTCATGTAAG